CACGGCAAAATAAGCCGTCATCCCTACATCACTACGAGTTAAATCAGGAAGTTGGTTGCTGTTGCCCAAAGTGCGGTATAAATCGGGAAAGGTTTGTTGGCTGAACGTCGAACCATCAGCACGTAAAAAACCAACTGGATTAGTTACTGCGCGTGGAAATGACACAATAGCACCAAGTGGCACGCCGTCGCCGCCTGTCTCTTTCCATTCTGACCAATTTGAGCCATTAAAAAAACGTGTTTTGATTTTGTTATCATTTGCTTTACGTGCAATTTGACGCACCGCATTTGTTGCCCCACCGCTCACTACTTCAATATGCCATGCCCCATTTTCGGGTAGATTTTGACCGCTTGCTAAGTAATAATTGCCATCGGTTTTATAGCCATTGGCATCGCCCTGCCCTTGTTCTACTTTAAAATTCCCAATACCATAGCCTGCTAAGGTTGTGGCTGGGGATTGTTTAGCGCTAGCAGCTTCTTTTGCTTCCGTCGCTTTATCATAAGCCGTTTTAACGGCTGCTGAACTCGCAAACTTTGTGTCACTTTCGTCGTCAACAGCAGAGTTTGGGAGTGGCTTGTTTTTGAGTGAGTTATAATCAACGGGTAGTTTATACTCTGTAGCCATGGGTACCCATTGAGCACCATTATATTCTTCAAAAATTTTTGTCGATGGATTCCAGCGTTTTGCTTTTAGCGGGACATTAGTGTGCTCCCCATCCAAAAATGATAAAGCCGCACTAATGGCGGCTCTAATTTCGGTTGGGAATTGCGTATATTCGCTATCGACAGTTGGTTTGTTAAAATCTGCCATTTTTGCTCCTTTACACTCCTTTTACAACCCAGCCAACTTTACCGCTTACACGATTCCCATTTTTATCAAATAAAAATACGTAAAAGCCTTTAGGTTTTGGCTCATCCTTAAAGTCAGATGTTGCAAAAAGTGGTTGTTTAGATTGTGGTGTTAAAACCGGGACAGACGCATCAATAAACTCTGTTGCAAAGTTTACCCATGTGCCTTTTATATCTGACGCATTTGCCTGTACGGTTCCTCCGTCAGTTTTTTGTTTTTGATCGAGTTTTAGATTAAGTGACTCTATTACGACAGGTTTCTGTGCATTGCTCACTGTAATTCTAAACTTAACATATCTAAAGTTGGTTTCATAAACGGATTGTTGGTCGTGTTCGCGCCAATTATCTTTAGCGTTTTCTTTTACTGCTATATGATAGTTAATATCATAACTGCCAGAGCTTATCACCTTAGGGGTAAGAGTAATTTTGGATGATGCTAATACCGTGCCGTAATCCATTTCCTCCTCATAATATCCGCTCTCGTCTATTGGCTGGAGGTACAACGGGAAACCTCTATTAATTTGAGATTTTGGAGTAGCGAGATTATTGGATCTAAAATGCTCTGCCCATGTATCTCGTCTGACTGGTAGATATAACTTGCCATCGATTTTATCCGAACCATTTTTAATTCCGTCATACGAGCTGTTGTAGTCGTATTTAAGGATATAATCTGGCGGTTGTGCAACATTGGATAGCGTATATTGCGGCTCACTTCTGTTACCTGCACTATCAACACCAATAATCCAGTATTTATATAACCCTCCTACAGTTTCAAACTGTGGAAACGCTAACCCATCAATATTTGTGATAAACTCTGAATTTTCTATTGTTTCCCCTTTCCGCAACTCATAATAGACAATCGGCAAGGTAGCCTTGGCACTTTGCCAACGCAACATGACGTAGTTATCGATAACTTGTTGAGATATAGAGACAGGTGTCGGTCGATGGACAATTAGCTGCGCTTGAGCGGATTCGCTCCGATTTCCGCCTAAGTCAATTGCAGTAACGGTAAATTTTTTATTGCCGTTAAAATCAGCCTTAAATTTAAATGATGTACTTTTAACTAAAGCCAGCACGTCATCATCTTTTTTAACCTCGTAGAGCTCAGTCGAAAAAGAGTTGTTTTTTGTCTCACCCCAAGTCATCAAAACTTCATCGCCGACAATTTCTGCAACTAAGTTTTCTACTTGTCCGCCTGAAATATTAAACGTTACTGCAGTGGGCGATTCAGAGCGAACATCGGAAGAATCCACCGCACTTAGCCAATACTTATGCTCACCAGCGCGAATAAAACCAAGATTAAATTCGTTTGCCTTGATTTTCCCAACTGGTTTAGAACTTTCATAGGTGTCGCCTTTTTTAATCTCGTAATACTCTAAATCTATATCGGGCGATAAATCCCAAATTAAAAAAGCTCCTTCTTGGGCAATAGCCTTATGTCTTAAATTAGAAACATTATGCGGAGGACGTAATCTCCCTATTGGCTCATAGTTTTGGATTGGATTATCGGACCATACACCTAATACATTGCTTGTTTTGATGCGGATTTGATATAACACACCATCTTTTACATTAGGAATATCAACCGATGTTAAGGTCGTTGGATCCATCTGTTTCCAGTTGCCATTGCCCTCGCGATACTCAATTTGGTATCGAGATGTGAGTGATGTTGCAGGTTCATAACTTACAACAATTTTGGCTTGGATACTTCCCCCAAGCCCACGATAAATTTCATCGGTAATCACTACATTTTTTACACCAGTATCTAGCGTATTGTTTGTTGTGTCATATTCAATGAGTTCATTCCCATTTTCAATATGCTCAAACTTAGAGGGATTGTAATCAGATGCAGTGATAGTATATGAGCCGTCATCACTCTCAACAATGGAGATAACTCGATAAAATTCAGGTTTTATATCTGAACTAGCAATAATCCATGTGCTATTTTCTGTAACAGAGGTAAAGACTGGTCTTACGTCAATCTCAGTGAGTTTCCCGCGTTGTGTAATCGCTCTTTGTTCCAACTCCCCTTTTTCATTCACAATGCTAATCGTTGATTCTTTTGTGATTTCAACTTCCGCATCGAGGATGATTCGGTTTGTTGTTGAGCCGTCTTTAACTCTCCCACCGCGTCTCTCTCCTGAACGATGGACGTCAGATACTTGTATCACTTCGCCGGGGATGGGTATAGCACCATCTTGTCCGCAAGAAAACGTAATAACTTCGCTTTCGTATTGCTCAGTATAAAGTAGCCATTTCCCTAGTCGTCTCGCTTGCCCTCTCGATGTACAGCCGAACGCCACAACTTCCGTTTGGGATATGTACCCCATCTTAACAATCGCCTCCGAGTCCTCGATGTACTCTACAGATTGTTTAAAGTACTTTTTCGGGTCGTTCCACGTCACTAATACAACATTGTGACGAGTTTTAATATTCGAGCCTGAGCGGCTGAATTTACCGCCGATAACATTGGTATTATTAAACTGATAAATAGGCTCTTTGGGTGAGTCTTGGACGAGCATTTGAGTACCGCTACTCCAATAACTCATTGCTCTAAATACCGATGTTAAATCTCGTAACAGCTTAAAGGCTTCTTGTTTGGTTTGGATGTAAACATTGCAGGTAAAGCGAGGTTCACGGCCACCAAATCCATCAGGGACTAATTCGTCGCAATATTTCGCTATTTGGTACATCGACCATTTATCTAGCATATCTTCTTTGATGTATTCCCCTGCCCCATATTCCTCGTTAGTGAGTAAATCAAAATAAATCCAAACAGGGTTATTTGAGTATTTGACAATAAATGTACCATCCCAATCACCGCTATATTCTCGAGTTTCTGGATTGTAGTTTGAGGGCACTTTTAGTTTGATGCCACGGCAATGATACCCACGAGATGGTATTGAGCTAAATTGCTCAGCGTCTATTTGCACGCCGACATATGCCACGCCAGGATAAGTTAATTTTTCCTCAAAAACCGTTGTGATTTTTGAAAAAATGGTTTTGTTTTGTAAAGCCTGGCTATCTGAATCATCAGTTAACCGTGTCACTTTTATATTCCAGGGAGCTTCGCCTGTTAATCTAAAGCTATGTTCGCGATTATATGATGATGTGGTTTTACCCTCGATAACGATATTGCCTGCATCTATCCAGTGGCTACCGTTAGCTTGATATTCAACTTTTAACTCAACTTTTGTTCCATTAATATCACCATTACTTTTATTTTGATGACTTAATCCAGGCACAGTAATAGTTACTCTAACAATATCTGCTTCTGGTGCAATAATAGAGCGGGTGATAGGTTTGTCTTTTTTTACTTCGGTATTAACATCTGTTGTCACTTCATTGGTTTGGCAAATTTCTGACGGTGCTTGTCTCACACTTCCAGGTCGCCACTCAATAGCAACATTATTAAAATTGAATTTGCCTTTTTCATCTTGTAACTGTACATCACCAAAGTAAACTGAGTTCAGTCCATTTACCGGTCCTTCAATTTCGCCACAAGAAATAACATCAATAAATTTTGCATAAGAGCAAGATTTTAGCGAGTCGGGCGCTTCAACTGGTGCTCTACCGCCTTTCCCACCGCCTTTTCTACCAACTATCTGCATTTATCACCCCGAAACTCGTTTAAATTTAAGTTTTCCTCTAGTCTCATTGTTTGATGTAGAGTTTGTTCTGATAGGAATTTCTTTATCGGTAAGACCTGCCGATACAACAGCAGATCCAACTATTAATTCCCCATATAATAATGGAATAGGTTGTCCCTGCTCGGTTGTATTTACTGCACCATTAAATAAATAAGACGGCTTATTCTCTGGACGTTCTTGTGGCCCGCTTACTTTTGGCACAGGGACGAGTAATTGGCTGATGCCGCCAAGTACAAGTGATGCACCAATCGTAAGTGGCAAGGTTGCCGCGCTGCTTAAAAAGCCTGTACCGCCTATAGTAGCCCATCCTAAAGGGTTCCAAAATGCAAGACCAATCATCGCAGCCCCCGCTATGAGCTGAAAGAATCCACCCCGCTTAGAACCCCTAATGATAGGAATAAGATGAAATTCGGCTTGAGCGCCATACCACATTTGAAATTCATCAGATGATGTTGTCAGCTCTTCTCTCTGCACCAAGAACCGATAAACTATTCCGTGTTTTTCAGATTCTAAGAGAAACTCTTTAAATCCTCTTTTTAAAACACATAAGGCTCGGATGGCTTCCGCTGGTGTTTTTACTGCCAGCTTATGGACTTTACCAAAGCGTTTGCCTAACTCGCCTTTAAGGCGTATTTTCCTTATGTCGCATGATGTGCGTTGTTCGTTCGCGGTAGAATTGTCCATATACATCCTTACTTGATAGTCGTCCGTATAGGTGATGGCCAATTAAACCATCACCAAGATAAACACCAGCATGATTAGGTACATTTGCGTTAATTTGCATCACAATCATGTCGCCTATTTTTAAGTCTTTGACTGGATAAAATCCCGCGTCCTCAAAGTTATCAACATAGAGATTGCCACCATTATCCCACCAGCCATCTATGCGATTGTAGTTTGGGAGATTAATACCCAGTTCTTGGCGATACCAATCACGCACAAATCCGTAGCAGTCGGTCATGCCATGGATAAACTTACGCCCATACAAATCAGGCACCTCTGTAAGTGCAGGCATAAAATGCGTAGATACCTCATCGCCTTCTAGTCCAATAATGCACCATTCTAATCCACTTATTTTATGTGCATCTTGATCTGCAATACTTGGTAAACAGCTCTCGTCAGGATGGGAATGAACAACGGTTCTAATTTCCCCCACTCCTTCCGCTCTGGCATAATCTTCTATGCCAATCAAAAATTCATCTTCTGTTTCTGCTGCTAAATTGGTACAGGCGACATACTGCAATTTGCCATTTTTAAGCACAAAAAAACCGCAACTTTCGTGCGGATAACTTTGTTTGGCGTGTGCTATTGCATCATCAATATGTTTCATTTTAAATCCTCATATATGCCGCACTAGGGAAACCACCAAAAGGCAATTCAGAGTGCTCACCAAAATGTGCTTTACAGTCAGCAAGTGTTTTAGCGCAAGTTGCTTTATCACCTGTATATCCGCAAAACTGCCCCTTATATTTATGAGTGCAATATTGAGCCACAATCTGCCTACGGGGTAATTTCACCCCCTCTAAATCAGTAGCGGGTAATAACTCGAAACTAACCGTTAAATGGTCTTCCGATGTTTTTTGCGATATATAAAATATATCATCGGGTAAATGTGCGTTTGGGTCGGCAGTCAAATTTCCATTTTCAAAATTTACCGCATCAAGATAGATTATTTTCGTTCGTTTGCGAGTAAGTCGAGCGCCCTCAATGCCTTTTAATTTTGCCAAGACTAATGTAATCGCCCCACCTAAATTGGAAAATGTAATCCTTGGTCTAACAGGATTTAACCCATCAACTGCAAATCCCTCAGCTTTGACTGGATAAGGTGTATATTCCAGCCCTTGCCACACAATAGCTTGACCTAATGGACTTAATCCATCGTGGAAACGATAAACAATATCGCCAAATTTAGTGAGATCGAGTTCAAATAATTCTATCCAACCATGAGAGGCGTATTGTTGCAGTTGTCCGTAAATACTCATATTTACTCCAATAAAAAACCGCACTTTCTAAAAGATTGTGCGGTTATAAGTTCACGAAAAGATCTAACTGTTTAATTTGTAAAAGCTCACGCTCAAGGTCTTGCTTTTCTGATTTGCATTGCTGCAATAATTTTCCCCGTTCACCAGCTCGTTGCGTATATTCAGCTTTCGCTGATGATAGAAATACTTTGAGCGCCGTTTCCTGCCTGACTGTCGGTTAAACCGATAGTCGCCTTTGAAAGTTGGGTTTGATTAGACATAGAATGTCTCCTTTGGTTTGTTTTCGATATTAAGATTTACCCAGTTAAGGGTGCCGGGTGGTTCGAAAGCCGACCAAAAGAAACGGCTGGGATTATTCCCCTTTCGGGTGTTGTATTCTCCGCCCGCCCGACATAGATGAAATTGGATTTATGCGTGTTAAGTCTTAATGGCAATAAAACTAAACGAGATCACAAATTTTGTGCATAAAAAAACCGCTATGCTATCGGGTGCGGACTTCCGCTTTTGGTTTAAGGTTTCGACACCTTGAGAAAGAGTGTATTAATTTATTTGTATACTGTCAATAACAAAAAAGCTCTTGATTACGAGAGCTTAATGTGCCGATATTTAATCACCTCGACAAGTGATTGCCATTCAAACAACCTGCTAAATAGAAAGGCTTTTGAGACCTTGAAAAACATACTAATAAAAAAGCCCATTTGGTGTCAAGGGGCTTGAAAAGTTATTGATATATTGATGTGTCAACAGGTTTTAATGTTTTATTTTTTAACATTTCTGCTTCTTTAATAATTCGATGGACATTTTGTGGTGTAAATGTAATAGCGTCATAACCACAACCTGAAGAATTTGTCATTGAGAAACAAGATACTAATACATTTGTGTTTTTATTGCCGGAGTGAAACGCATAGACGTTATATCCGTTCGTTGTCGGAACAATCGCAATTTCTTTCGTAAAATTATCTTTTCGTTGCTTCGCAAGCTTGTCCCAATCTAAAAATTTATTAAATGCCGCGAGATGTTCGCTTACATTCTTTTCCTGAATTTTTAAAGCAATTCCGACAGGCGAACCAGCCTGCATTCGGTATGATTCGACAACATATTCTAGAGATTTAGAACCATCTGGATAATCAATCAGATATGCTCTTGTCGGACGTTCTAAGTAAGTTGAACCAATATCATTAAATACCATTCCTTTTACTTCTGTTGGAATTTGTACAAAATCATTTGATGCGCAAGAGCTAATAATGGCAGTAGTCATAGCTACAAATAACAATTTTTTCATTTTAGGTTCCCCTCGGTTTAATAGATTTGCCAATTCTACGAAACACAAAACATTTATTTAAGTTTTTAATCAAAGTTTTTTCTAATTTTGTGACCTACATCTCAAAACTTTATTAATTTAACCGCACTTTAAGCGTCATAACGTGCGGTTCGAAGGCTGCCAAAAGTCAGCTGGACATATTCCAAAAATAAAAGCCAGAAATAAAAATGTGTATGCAAATTGGCGCGCTTTCTTAGACTTATCAATTACTTCTAACATTTCATAGAATAAAGCTAATCCCGAAGCACGCTGCGCCAATGGCAAAACCAACCGCTGCAATAATTGCTGCACTTGCTAGCATTTTCCCTGCAATGCCTGCATCTTTTTCACTCATTTTTCCACCTACCTTAACTTGATGTTTTGGTGTATACTTAATCAAAATTGCTCCTTAGTTGGTTAAACTTGGAATAAGGGGTAAATAAAAACCCCGAACATTGCGAGTGTTCGGGGTTTGTTTTTTTATCTAAAAACTACACCACTTCTTCAAAGGTGCAGCTGATTTCCGTGTGTCTTTTAGTGACGGTTTTTGACCATTTCGGGCAAACGACTTTGATTAAATCGCCATTTTCGTATTCACGAAAGAAAAATGCCGTGACGCCACCATGCGACGTTAAAAAGCGGTCAAATTCGACCGCACTTTTGTGATTGAGCTTGTATGTCAGGTTAAATTTGCGGAGCAGCGGATTTAGTCCGTCCACCATTCGCTGTTGATAACCATCACCAAAATTAAGCACTTTTCGTCTAGGTTCTTCCTCTACAGTGTATTTAGGCTGAGGACACCAAGATAATGTTTTTAATGCCATGTTTACTCCTAAGATAACAATCCGCCAGGGCGCATATTCTTCTGCAACATTGTTCCCGCTTCTGCTTGCGCAATTTGTCGCACTAATTCCACGGTGATTTCAAGCTGTCCATTTCTTGATTGTTGGCTTACCGTTGCATCCATCGGTTCACCGTTATTTATCACCTTAACCGCTATATTCCCTGATGATTTAGGTTGATAAGCCATAGTTGGCAATCTTGGTACACCGACCCCACCACCATTAGCAAAACCACGACGAACAGAACCGTAATTAAGATGATCTAAAAAGCCACGACCCAAACGAGCAGTGGCTTCTTTTGTTATGACGTATTCGCCCTTATGTACAATACCAGCTGGCGTATATTTTCCCCCATCACCAGTGTAACCACCAGTGGCAAAACCAACACTGGTAATTTGAGACACTAAATTAACACCAGCACTTGCCACTGCTGCCATATTAGCGAATTTCTGTGCTGGCGTAAGAGCGGTTGGATCGGCAAGTGCTTGTGCGATCGCTTGAGATAACTTCACTGTAGCTTCTGCAATGGCAAAGGCTTTTGAGATTGCAAACATCGCCTTATAGGCTGCTGATTGCTTACCGGCTGATTGTTCAACGATTGATGTTAAAGTCCCAAACGCATTACCAAGATCATTTAATCCAGTAGCATAAAGTCCCATTTGCTCTTGAAACTGATTATTTCTGTATTTTTCAATAATTTGCTGTTTGCGTTGTTGGAATTCTTCTTCCGTGATTAACTTTTGATCGTTAAATGATTGAAGCTGAGCAAGCTCTTGCGTTTGTTGATTAATTAACTCTTGTTGTGGGTCATAAAGTGCACGTAATTGTGCCAATGGATCGACCGCACTTTGTGACACCTGTTGCGCATAGTCAAACTGTACTCGAGTCGAGGCTTTCACTGCTTCACTTTGGTTGAGCTGCCCTTTCTCGTATAATTCCTGAATAGATTTTAGTTCATTATCACGATTAGCTTTCAACAACTTTTCTGGCGCATATTTGCCAGCAAGCTCTAAACGTTGGCGAGCAAAGCGTTCTGCAATAGCCGTTTTTGCGGTTTCATATTCTTGATACGATACCACACCTTTTTTATTGTGTTCTTCCAACCGTTGGAACATTCGCGCTTGCTCTAACTCGATTTCGCCTAGACTAGAGCTGTTTTTCTTGCGAATTTCATCGTAGAAATTAAGCCAACTATCACGAGCATTTTCACCTGATTTTTTGTGACTTTCTTTGATTTGTGTTTCAATTGTTGTCACTTTGGTTTCATCGGAAAACATTTTTTCTAATGTTGCTTTTCCGGCTATGATCTTATTTAGTGTTTCAACTGATAAACCAACAGCTTTATCTGCTGCATTAGCTGCGGTAATTGTACCTGTCGCAATGCCGATCAATACTTCATTATATTCAGCACCCTCTTTCCCAAGCAATTCATAAAGACCTGCTAAAACATACGCAGATTTTGCTTGCCCTTGTTGTTTTAACTTCGCAACCTCTAATTTTTGAGCAAGCGTTGTTGATTTACCATTTAACTTATCAATTGCATCTTTTAAATCTAAAGTTTTATCTGTGGCGTTCTTTGCACCGTTTGCTGCGTCAGAGAAACTTTTTGGTAAAGTTGCGATAATATTATTCGCAGTTACTGCATCAATACCAAGTAATTTGAATTTTTGTCGGACATCATCAAGACTTTTACCTGAACGCAACATGTTTTCAGCTAGAGGAGCAAGCATTTTTACGAGGGCTTTTTCTGCTAAACTTGCATTTTCTTCGATAGACTTGATTTCGTTTTGTAGGTGCTCCAACTCTTTATCACTAATACTATTAACGACTGTGAAACCATCAAAATCGCCATTAATGTTTTTTGATTTTGCACTAGCTTTAGCTTTTTCGATTTCCTTGTAATATTTCTCAATATCTTCGAGTTGCTTTTCTACTTTTAAGGATAATGCAGCTTCACTTAATTCATTGTAACTTTCTGCTAATCCTTGGTTTGCAGTTGTAGTATCAAGTGCCCACTGTCTTGCTTGTGCAGCTTGCGAGCTAAAGAAAATTAATGATGTAGCAGCTATCCCAATTACACCAGCAGGCCCACCAAGTAAAGCCATTACACTTTGCAAACCTTTTGCCGCCATCGTTGCAAGATTAGTTGCTGTAGCAAGGTTTCGTTTTGCAGTAGCTTCAGCTTGTGCAAGTGCAATAATTTGCGCTGACTGCACTTTCATTCTTTCACGCAATGCAAAGCGTGTTTGTTCAGATTGTGCAAGTTGAAATTGTGCGTTTAAGCTTGCCATTTCAACCTGAGCCGCTGTACGCATTGCAGTAGCTTTTGTTGCTATGGCTTTTGCCTCTGCAATATGCGCTAGAGCATTTTTTGCACTAGCATAACCCGTTTTTAATAGTTCCAAGCCGTATTTGCTAAGATGACCGATAGCAAGTGCAGCTGTCAGCGATCCAAGCCCAATAATTAATTCTTGGAGATGATCGCTAACAAAATCGACCCCAGTAGCTAGTTTTTGCGTAACACCTAACGCACTATTTGCTTCACCTGAAAACTTAGTTATCGATGTCTCTAAATTTGTAAAAGACATTGAAAGCGTTTTCACGCGTTTATTAAAGTCATTATCAACCGTATCTCGTGCTTTTACTAAAGCTTGGATAACGGTGTGAATATCTAATTTCCCTGCTTTAGCTAAGTTTTTCAGCTCGCCAGTTGTTACGCCAAGCCCTTTAGCTATTGCGTCAGCAAGACCTGGAGTCTGCTCAATCACAGAATTAAGCTCATCACCGCGTAATTCTGCACTTCCTAATGCTTGCCCAAATTGCATTAATGCTGCTTCAGCTGCACCTGCACTAGCACCTGATATTGCAACAGATTTTGCAACAGTCTCAGTTAATTCGGAGACTTGCAATTGAGATAAATTCAATCTATCTGCATTTTGTGCAAAGCGTTGATAGATTTGTGCAGTAGCGCCCACAGCTTGATTGGTTTTCAAAGAAATATCAAACACCGATTCTGTCGCAGCCACCATAGCTGTTTGGCTATTTGTTACTAAGCGAATACGGTTTTGCAATTCAGTATAACTATCCGCGTATTTTATCACATCAGAAATACCAGATGATAAATAGGAACCGCCCGAACTTACAATGCCCGCCCAAAAAGTACGGCTTGTCGTTTTATTAATTGTATTTGCCGCTTTCTCTATGTTATTCAAATATTGAGTAGTACGCTCTGAGAATTGTTTTGCTTTGGCCTGCGCTTTTGTAAAATTCAATTCAAATTGTTTTGCGAACTTTTGCGTTTGATAGGATGATTTATCAAGCGCCTGATTAAACTGAATTGAGTCCAAACTCAAAAGAATATTTAACGAACCTAAACTTGACATATTCACCTCATAAAAAAAGCCCGCCGAAGCGAGCTTTTAGAAACTTATAATTTAATTAATAATAACATATTTCACACGATTCTTATCTTGTTCAACTATCCTTAGTTTCTTAATACGGTTATTTTCTTTAATAATAGCTACAACAAGACAAGTTGCGAAAATAGCAACATATACACCAATAAAAGCGAGAATATAAATAAAATCAACAGCAAATAAAAGGAATAATGTCCCTAATGCAATAAGCAGTATAAAAAAGCATTTTGCTGTAAATTGAATAAAATCACGCAACATACTTACCACCTTCTATAAGTTGAAAGTAACTGTTTTTCCTGTGGGTAATTCAACCGATAAATTTAACACACCACCCATTGCTTCAATGTAACGTTTAACTGATGATAATTTAATGTCATTGCCACGTTTTTCAAGGGCGACAACTGACGGCTGAGAAATACTTAATGCTTCTGCCATTTGCTTTTGTGAAAGCTCTAATTCTTCACGAATACGGTAAAGTTGTAACTCCATTCGCATATCGTCTGCCATAGCTTTCACTTTCGCTTGCTTTTCAGCTGGAAGATTATTCATCAGATCTTTAAATTTCACGCTCATTTTCTTGCTCCTTAGTTAATTCAGAAAGGTAATCATCATAGGTTTGTTCCGCTAGGGCAATCATCTCTTTGTAAAAGAGTTTTTCTTTCTTGCCTTTTTTATCTCCGCCACATAAAACAATCGCTTGTCTGACAGGGTCGAAAATATAAAATAAACGGAATACCGATAATTTAGACTGTACTCGCAATTCTTTTAAATTGGTATATTTAGAGCCTTGCAGCGTATCCGCATAAGGTCTGCTTAATTGTGGACCTTCTGTTGATAATAATTCCAACGCCGCATAGATTTTTAATACGTCATCTTCTGCCAGCGTTTCTAACCAGTTCAAAAGTGGGTCTTGTAAAATTACTTCCCATTCTTGTTTCATACAGCTATTACCTTTCTTATTATTTATATAGATTTTAATCTATATAAGATTCAGAAGCAATAGATAATTTAACGATTTGCTAAATAATCAGCCACTCCGTCATCATCTTCATCATCCATTTTTTCTTGGTAAAACGGCATAAAATCAGATAACTCTGGAGGCTTAGACTTAGGGTCTCGATTTATCATAGCAAGCAAATGTGAAACTTGTGCAGTACGATAATCCTCTCGCCATAATCCAAAAGGCTGTTCCTGATAAAAAATTTCGTATTCTTGGAGATGACGCTCTGGCATTTGCTCAATTTCTTCAAGTGTTTTGCCGAGAGAAAGTGAGAGGTTTATTTGGAACTTTCTTCGGCTTGAGAGTTTTTTGGTTCATCTTCCACAATAGCTTGCGTTAATTGCTCAAATACAACCTTATCTAATTTGGAAAGTGCGGTTAAATCATCAGGATTATCCATATCAAAAAGATTTTTACCATCTTGATCGCACAACCGCATAGCAAGCGTACGCGTTAATCGATTCGGGTCATAAATTTTAGCAAGTTGCTCAGTAAGGTGTTTTTCATCATTGAAGTTCAATTCAATACCTTGACTCTCTGCAATGTGCACCAATTCTTGTTGTTGCCCATAAAGCACACGATTCATTTCACCAACAGTAATTTCACGGATATAATAATTCTCGCCATTAATAATGATTGGGGTAATTTTAGGCTTATTGGCTAAAAGTTTTTCACGTAGATTCATTATTTATCACCTTTGTTTTTAATTGAATTAATAATATTTGGGAGTCGCCAAGCGATGATGAAACATACACCTAACACTAAATAAGCTAAGGTCGTTTCCCATAACCCATATTGCATAGCTTGCTCCTTGAATAAAGGAAGAAAGTTAGTTATAATTTCCAATGAAGTTTATTCCTTTTAAGTATGGTTTAATTGGAATGAAAAACCCCGAGAGTTCGCTGCTTTCGGGGTTTTGGTTTTTATAAGGTGCGGTCAAAATTCACCGCACTTTGCGGCTATGCTGGTAAGTGATAATCGCGTTTTGTTTTTTTAATCGTTACACCCGATTCAAATTTGCCTTTGACTTCACCGCTAAAATTAGGTGAGGTTTGGATAAATCCTGTACCGTAAAGAGAACCTTGACCATTTTTCAAAATCATCATCCAAGGGAATGTTTCTTTCGCATAAAACTTCTTGCGCAAGTCAGCTTGCATTGCGGTAGCTGGCGCATAGAAGAAGGTTAATTTAATTGAGCCATACTCAATCTCACCTGCTTCTGTTTCTGTACCTTCAGAACACATGGTTGTAATATCTTCTTCACCTAATGTGTCGCCATCACCCTCAATCTGTTTAATCGCACAGAAATTAGATGACCATTTAACGACAGCCACTTTTGCGGATGAAAAATCCGTTGGTGCATCTTGACCGCTCCAATCGACCTCATCAGCAAGAGTGATTTTATCTGTTGCAATAGATTTCACAGGATAAAAACCATCAAGCGCACCTAGACCAGTTAGCTTAATAAAATCCCCTACTTTGGCACCATGCCCTGCTGATGTAATGGTTGCATTAGGCTTAACCGTTACGGCTGTGACTGCTTTGCCTTCGGTTAGACCAGTGCCCAAATAAAATTTAGTGCCTTGAAAAGGTGTTGTTTGTGTAGGCATATCTAGTCCTCATACTTAATTTGATATTTAAGGTTAGAAACGAACCAAGTACGATTTGTCGTATCTTGCTCGTATTCGTAGCTAATAAGAGTCATTTCGGAAATGTTTTCCGATAATTCATCATTAGATATAGCTACGCTTAATCGCTCTTTGATTTTGTCTGCAATATCATCTAATGCGTCGTCGCCTAAAGCTGTTTTCAGATAAATTGCGATATTTAATGCTGCGGTATATTCGTGATGACAGAGATCTACCTCTTCGCACGAAATCTCATCAAGAAAAACTGCAATAGCTGTTTTTTCTTGGTCAATATCAATAAATAAAGGGCGCCCAGAATAAATATTCTCAACACCCTTTATACTGCTTTTGAGCATATCCGACACTTGATGCCGAATCTTCTTATGAATTAGCATTTAATCCTCTATTTTTTTAAAATGTCACTCAACTCTCTTGTCAGTTCGACTTTGATCTGACTTGAATAATCTTTTAACTCATTATGGAAAGCCGTTGTTAATGGTCTAGATAACGGAATCTTAACAACATCAATTGAATACCGCTCTTTACCTTGTCGCTGCATAACGTGTTTACGACCATTTGCTAGAGTTTGAATAAAACCACGTTGTATTTGATATTTGCCTATTCTAATTTGCCCTTTACTCGCTCGCATGGTTCGTCTAGGGTTTTCCAATAATCGAATTAACGGTAAATTTCTTCTATCAACTCGTATTTTTGCAACTGGTCGATTCGCTGTTGCTTTTTGGGATAATCGAGTTCGCTTACGGATTAATTTAGCTGGCACATGAATCTCTTTGGATACATTTTTTGTTCCATTTTTGATTGCACTTCTCGCCACCTTATTAATCGCTTTTGCTGCCGCTTTAGGCGCGACTTGATTAGCCAGTTTTTGGATATTAGCTTGTAATGCTGCCATCCCTTCAATTTTCACCGCCATATTTACTCCAATTGCAGCACGATCTTCCCATCTTCAAAACTAAACCCTCGCACAACATATTCCTCTGTTGAAGAAATAATGATATCTCCAAGTTTTGGCTTATATCCTGATGCTTTAAAAAGAGTGAGAGTACGCGTCGTGCCATTAATTAAGTAATCATCGGTGTAATTGCCACTCATTAGTTTTGGGCTTTCATCAAGCACCGCTTTGTATTTTTTGCCGTTGATAACATAGACGGACATCATCACGTCAGTAATGACTTTGTCCGCCTGTGCGAGTGCGTCATCAAACGGACTAAGCGTTGATCTTGACATCGACAGTGTCCACGGTTGCACCACTTGCGTGCCATGCAATACCTAAGCGTTTGTTAGTGCCTGCGGTAGTTGTTGCACCCTCAGTCGCAGACCAGTAAACGATCGCACCTTGTTTAATGTCGTCAGCCGCTTTTGCTTTAACGGTAAATACACCGGTAGTCAAACCAACACCAACGGCGGATTTTTCCACGTCGGCAACAGCAATCGCCGCAAGGTTTTCTAACATCACTACATCACCGCTTTTTACGGCAGCGGCAGCGGTAAAACGCACGGTGTTTCCGTCTTGCATATAGTTTTTAGCCATATTTAATGATCCTTTAATTTTGATAATAAAAAACCACACCTCGCTTAAAAGTGCGGTCGTTATTTAAGGCGTTTTAAGTTACTTATTGGTAACTTTTACAATGCCACGGTAGTCAATTACATTAACACCTGCATCAATGCGCACCTTGGTAGATACGCCATCAACAGTGAAACCTTGTTGTTGCTCCATGTATGGCGTATCAATGCCGTCAAGGTAAGAAACTTCAATAGCCTCTTTGTTGATTAAGTACCAAGATTTTGGATCGGCAACTTGTAAACGTGCGGATTTAACTGTCGGCACAATGTCACGGATTGGATTGATAATGCCAGAATTGATATCAGCCCCCTCCACACTTGCCGAACCTAGAACTTGTTTAGCACGAGTATAAAGTGAGGTTGGTAACAACATAAAATCAGGCTCAATCGCTAATGGTTCACCACGAGTATTGACAAATCCATTCATCATTTGAATTGCTTTATCAATATTGGTTACATCTAATGCGGCACCGGTTAAAGTGTTTTTGTGAGATGCGTCAAATAACGCTTTGCCGTCTTGTGCAATCGCGTTACCGGTTAATAACGCAAACACTAATTTAGCGATTGTCGCACGTGCCGCTTGTCCCATTTTTTCAGGGATTTTTGTCAACAAGTGCATATCGTCATTGATGATTGCTTGACGAGTAATGCTAAATAATTGCCCGTAAGTCGCTAATGCAACGCTAGCGCCCTCATCGCCGATTGTGCCGTAGGTGTACTCCTCACCCTCACCAACTTGCGGTAAGTAACCAAAGTCACCTAATCCAACACGTTTCGCCGCGCGGAAGTCGGTTAATGTGCCACGAGATGTAAACTGATCAAAGTTTTCCGCTGCGGTTTCCCAACCTTTAAGCAAGGATTTGTGCGCTACATCAATTAAGATCTGACCAAAGTCAGAGCTTGAGTGAGTAAATGCCAAACCAACCATGCTCATTGCATTTTGACCCGATACACTAATACCTCGATCAACCAATGATGCACGAGCAAGCTCACGCAATGTCATCGCATTGTAGGCGTTGTCTTTAGCATTTACTTTGTCTTTGTCGATACCTGCACGAGCCAATAAGGATTGTTTCACGCTATCACCAACAATGTTACCGTTATCGGCATAAGGCGTTACTGCTGCACTTGGGGTTGTGCCTGCACCAAGTTTTGCTAATAATTTGTCTTTGGCTTGATCTGCGGTAATTGATAAATCACCTAAACACTCCACTAACAAATCATTGTGCGTAGTACCAAACGGTGCAAATACCGCTTTAATGTCGGCGTTACGTTTATTTAATTCAGCCTGAACTTGTGCGGTGTTATCTACCGGAGCTGTCGGCGCTTGATTTACCGGTTCAGTTGGTGCTGGTTGTGCAGGAGTTGGTGTTGCTTGTGGTGCGGATGCGCCAGCGTTGCCTTGTGGCTTAAACAACATGTCTTTCATTGCTTTTGGCATATTTTCAAAGTCCTCTAATTTTCTTGATTTAATAGACGCCATCGCCACAAGTGGTTCGGCTAGTTTGTCTGCAAATCCTTGTTCAACGCATTCTTTTCCATTGAGCCAAGTTTCTGCTGATAGCATTTCTGCTAATTCTTCAGGTGTTTTTCCTGTCTTATTTGCGTAAGCTGGGATTAATGTGTTTTCAACCTTGTCTAATAAGTCGGCATACTTGCGCATATCCTCCGCATCGCCACCTTGGATGCCCCAAGGCTTATGGATCATCATCATTGCATTTTCAGGCATAATTACTTCATTCCCTGCCATAGCAATAACGCTCGCCATACTTGCCGCCAAGCCGTCAATGTAAACTGTCACCTTTGCAGGGTGATTTTTTAGCAAGTTGTAAATCGCGATCCCATCAAAAACATCACCACCTGGTGAGTGGATGTGTAGGTTAATCTGCTTAATGTTGTTTCCGCAGTCTTTTAAATCCTGCGCAAAGCTCGCAGCAGATACGCCCCAAAATCCGATCTCATCGTAAATTGAGATCTCTGCCGTATCGTTGGCTTTGGCTTTGATTGAGTACCAAGACTGGTTATTCGTCTTTGTTGCGCTCGTTGCCATCGCCACCGGCGACAGAATCATTTTTTGTTTTGTCATTTGTCGTACCTGTGTTAGTTAAATCAGTGTCAAACTTGAGACCAAATTTGCGGTTTTCCTCAACCTCAACTCTACGTCTGCGTTTAACTTCTGCCGGGTTGCTGCCGCTTGCTCGTACTGCTTGGCTTTCGGTCGCTAATCCACCTTTGATGCGCTCTTTCCACGCTTGCGCCTCTTTTGTCGGGTCTATCCACGGCATCACTGGGCCACTATAAACAGCGTTATAAAGTGATGCAGGATCAATATCGACTGGCACATCAATTTCACCGCTGACAATCGCCATTTTTAGCCATTCTCTGTATATCGGGCGTGAGATGTGCGCAACAAAGGTATCTTGTAAAACGGAGTAACCCTCAAAGCTCTCCACCAACTCTTGGCGCTGGCTTGAGTAAGTCCCGTTATAGTCACGAGCAATGCTTGAGTAACTTGAGCGAGTCCCCGCTGCTGTTGCTCTTAATTGTCCATTCCTAAAGGTTTCTAGGTTCACATTTGGGCGATTAGAATTGATTAACCCGATGTCCTCACCGGGTTTTAAATCATCAATGATTGCACCGGGCGCAATCTCAAAATCTCGCTCCGGACTGTCTGCACTGTAATCCTCATTATCTCCGTAGAGTGCGGCATCACCTTTTTTGATGAACATCGTAAAGGCGGCGGCAATTCGTGCGGCCACACGCTCGCTTTCCTCATAATCTTTAAGGTCAGCAAGTCGGATAATTACACCGTGCAACATCGATACGCCACGCAACTGGTGCAAGCGTTTTTTAAACGCAAGGTGCAACATATTTTCTGCCGGCACCGATTTAACTCGCCCGTAAGTGCGGTTATTTTCTTGGGGGTTGTCCATGTAAACACGGTACGACTTAGGACGACGCCATGCGTCAAGCTCTACCCCTTGAATTAAATTTGCCGTATCAAGAGTATTCATCGGCACAAAATCAGGCTCTAACGCCTCAAGGCTAAATGCGATTTTAGTACTGTGATTGAGACCAGCTACACTGCCTCGCACAAGTTGGATAAACACTTCCCCATCACGGAGCCACGTGCGTAACAACATCCGCTCAAGTTCGGGGCGAGTAAATTGTCCTGTCACTTCAGGACAGATAGACCATTCCGCCCATTTTTTGCGGATTTGTTCAGCTAAGGTTTCATTCACATCACCGTTTAAATTCATCGGCTGTGGCTCAATATGGATTCCTCTAGAGCCAATCACACGCTCTTCCATTTTGTCCAAAATGCCGATCACAATATCGTGATTTTGATCTAACGCTCGAGCTTGTTCTCGCAAACTGACCGCACTTTGTTTGGTTGATACGTTAGCGCCTTGGCTTTCGCGTTTTGCCTTATGTGTACGGCTTGGCATTGCTGCCTCGTATGCATTCATCACATATCGGCTTTTTGCTCGCTGTGCGCCCCATTTAGGCGAGATTGCGGCAATTGTTTTATCTAATATTCCCATCGTTTAAAATCTCGCATATTTGATTCTGTGGCGTTTAACGCGCTGTCTTGTTTCCGCTAATAACTCATTAAGCATTTGTTGATAGCGGTCACGTTGTTTTGTCCATTCGGACACTTGGTAAGATACCGATCGCCCATTAAAACTAACTTGGCTTTGGGCGTTTTCGATCTTTTCATCAAGAGCTCGGATTTTTTCTTCAAGCTCGTCTTTGTCGTAAATCACAGCCACCCACCTTTTTTCTTGCTTGCGCCACCGTTTAACCAATTACTTTTTGGTTTGGGTTTCGGTTGCGGTTTTACTTGTTCAATTTCTACCGCACTTTCAGTTTCTTCTTCCGGTGCTGTTGTCTCTTTTCGGATTACATCAGGATTTAATCCAGGTAGTTTTGCCCAGTATGGGACATTGTCCTCATCGCCCCACTTAATACGCTCATAACCTCGCAAAATAGCAATCGCATGGGCGTAGCAAAATAAGTCAAACGCCTCATTATTACCTTTGCCAGGTTTGCGCCACTTGCCGTCTTGTCCGCGCTCCTCGTAGGTCAGCTCATCAAAAAACCATTCGCCAAGCCACGACGGAAAATGGATATAGTTAGCCCCGATAGTCTCACGGCTTAGTGCGTTACTAATGCGATCTTTGAGTTGGTCTGTTTGAAGTAGGTATAGCGGCACATCACCTCGTGCTTTAGCATGACGATCTGACCGTGAGGTGTTATCAGGATAAGTTCGAGAAATCAGTTTTTGGCGTTTGGTACTATCACCTTTAACGAGATACACTCGTTTTGATATGCCATCTCGTTTGCATCTACGCCAAAACTTATAGGCGTTATCTGTTACACCGTCCTCACCGCCACTATCCACCGCCATTGCAAGGATTGGCATGACTCCGCCGTCTAATCCCTCAATACGATATTGCTTATTAAGCACATCACTGATGAGTAAATCCCAATCCTCAGGGTAGGCGGACGGATCAATTGGTAGGCTTTCCCCCTCTGAATTGCTCCGCATTGATGATTTAATGTTGTATCTATCAATGAGCCACCGTTCGCTGTTTTCACCATAGCCCACAATTTGGACGACAAAACGGCGATTCCGCCCACCCTGTACATCAACTGCAGCCAATAAAAAACGGCACCCATAAGGTACCGTTCTTTTTTCTGTATCTTCTCGCCGCTCCATTAATTCATCACTTCGGCGTTGCTCAAGTGCGGAGCGTGGCAAATAAGGCAATCCCCAGTCTGTATTTGTTACTGCCTTTAGCGTTTCTTCACTGCCTGTCATTTCAAATTCATGTTCAGCAGTGAGTAATTTATAAGTTAATTGCACCCATGTTTGATAAGCGGCGGCAGGGCCTTCTAGCCAAAATGATGCAATACGGGAGTTTCTGCCCTCGCCATGTATCACACCATCTTTGTCTATCGTTTGCCCTTCCTTTAGCCATTTGCCGCCAATGTTTAATGCGCGTTTCTTGTCAGGATCTACGAGAGATTGACAATGTGGGCATTGTAAACGAGCGTTTTCGCTTGCCTTAACATAATCAGTATCATTACGATAACCCACCATATTTGCCATTGATGGCTCAAACCACTCTTTGCAATGTGGACATTGCCAATAGAATCTGCGTCTATCACCACGGTTATATAAAGATAAAATCCCAGTTGTTGGCGGGGCCTCGTGAGTAGTTTTTGGATGATGTTTTATATCAACAATATCCTTGCCTGGCGAACTCTCTACAAGTGTCATACCCGCACTCATAAATGTAGTCGTACGTTTGGACGCTAAACTAAATCCGTCGCCCTCACCGTCCACATCATCGGGCCAGCGGTCGTAATCGGTTAATGCAACGTACTTGTAATCGGATGATGACAGCACATTAATAGACGGCCAGCCAATTTTTAATAAATTACCTGCCCTAAAATATTTATCGTGGACATTGTTATCGTTTTTACGCGGACTTAATCTTTTTGCAATCTCAGGTGAGCATCTAAAAGTGCGGTCTAAACGTTTGCGACTATGCTCACTGGCTTTCTCTTGTGTAAGTTGCACCAAGAGGAAATCAGACGGATCACAAATAATCGCATAGGTTATCCAGCCATCAATCAATCCGATTGTTTTACCAGTACGAGCTGGCCCAACAAAAATAACTGCGTCATACTCACGAGAGTTTAGGCAGTCCATCGGATCTAACATATATGCAGCAGTATCTTTATCCCATTTAACAGAGTTACCACCGCCAACAGGCACTCGCATATATTCCGCTACGGCTTCCGATACTTTCATTCGGCGAGGCGGTTTAAGTAGATTTGCAATATCTCGCCTAATATCTTTAGCTGATGCAAACATTACTACTCCTCTGATTTATTATCGCTAGCCTGTATATGTAATGACATTTGCGATTTAACGTCATCAATCACCTGTATTACACGAGTTAATTGTGCTGGAGTTAACGCACAATCACGCTCTAAAATATCTGGCAATGTATCAAGTGATTGCACAACAGCTTTAGCCAAAAATCCCATCTCTTGAGCAACTTCAAATGATGGCACCAGTTCGCCTGTATCTCGCTCGTATTTTAGTCTTTCGTTTTCCGCTTGCCAAAATGCTCGTCTCTCAACAGGTGACAAGCTATCAACATTAGCCGTCATTTTTTCGGCAAGTCCGATTTTGATTAAATCAGATAGCGTATAGAGCTTTAATTTGGAATTACTGCCAATAGCTGGCGTTAGTCCTGCAAGCCTTTGTGACACGGTTTGCCGATGCATTCCGACCAGTTCGGCGATCTGATTTATATTGAGTTTTAAGTCGTATAAATTATCCATAGCCGAGACCGTTAAAATGCCCAAAAAAGGGAAAAGATGATGATGACTAGAAACCTAAAAAACTGTCGAAAACCGCGCGCCCGAAAACCCGTGGAAAGAGGTATCCCCTCAGGAGTACCTTTTGCCGTCACGATTCTTTATAAAAATCACTCGATATATTTTTGTTTTATCCATAAAACATAGCTTAGGACTACCATCGAGCTATCATCAGATAGTCAAGGTCAGTCCTAATGTATGTGCCTGTATATACCAATAAAAAAAGACCGCACTTTAATTGGCGGTCTTGGTTTGGTTAATCCACTTATTAAGATGATCTACTTGGCTTGCACACTTATCTCGCTCTGCTGTTACCTTAACAAGCTGTATGACTACATCACCGTATGTCTCACCAGTAAACGCTGTTTTAATACAAGGTGCAGTATAGGCTTGAGGCGGGTAAATATATTCTGCTTTGGTTGTAACTTTATTTGTACAGGCGGTCAAGAGCAGACTGAGGCAAACGAGTGTTGGCACAAGGTTGTGTCTTAATGATTGTTTTAACTGATTCAGCATTTTCTGTTGCTATCCTTTCTATTTCATCATTACGCTCTTGTTGAGCAATAACGGCATCACGCTCTTGTTGTAACGCAAGGCTCAATAATTTATTAGCGTTTTCTTGTTGCTGAATAGTTTGGGCTTGTGCTTGGTTCTCTGCTTTTAAACTACTTATCTTCTGAGATTGAAACCAAGTCCAACCACACAAGCCCAAAATCAAACAAAGTGCGGTCAATTTTATGGCAGTTTCAAATCGGCTAAACATAATGCTTTCTCTTTTTCTCGGCGAACCACCAAACCTGCTAATTTTTTACCATTGGCATACACCCATCTAGGAAATTCGCCACAAGCCTTTTCATATTGTTTTGCTCGAAGATATTTAAACATCGTAGATTTACTTACTGCCCCACAACCCACATTAAAAGTGATTGACACCGCAGAATCAAATACCGATTGCGGTAACATCTCGCCATTGCCATATTTATTCACACATCGTTCAGCAATCACAATATCATTCTTCCAACGTTCGGCAATTTCCAAATCTGTGTAACGGTGTTTTGGATTGATTTTCTTACCACCATATTCAGTTGAACCAATTCCTACGGTCAAAACATCCGCAGGGCATTGATACGGATCACGTCTGCAACCCTCGGCATTCCCAATAATTTCAGCACCTACAGGACTTAATCTTAGCTCGCTACCGAACTGAGCATACATTAATCCCATTACCGTAATCACAGAACAAACACCAAGAGCTTTCCTAGTTTTTGTCAAAATCATCATCAAATCCTAAAGACAATCGTTTCATTTTCATACGGTGTATTTCTTCTGCACGCCGTTCTTCATTTTTTCTAACTTTCCCTTCTTGGCATTTAGCATACATATTCACGAGACCACTTATTAAACCTATAACAAGCCCCATAATAGCCAGCCATTCTTGAAATGAATACATTGCCCAGAACGCACCAAAGCCAGACCAAAAAATACTTTGGCTTCCTGCATCTTTTAACATTTTTACACTCCACCCATTTACAGGGCTGATAAAAAAGCCCACGCATTAACGTGAGCTTGTGATATGGCAAAGGCGTAAGGAATAGAACCTCAATTAGCGGTTTTGGAGACCGCTGTCTTACCATTAGACTACGCCCTTAAGTTTGATAACAAAAAAGCCCCGACCGTTTCCGATCAGGGCTGTAAAAATCAATTTAGGTGTTCACTACTTATACTGCGACCACCATACATCTAAATAGTATGACACTTTGCCAAATATGTCAATATGTAATTTTGATTTTTTTGATATTTGTTGCACGTTCCCTGCTAGTTCTCTGAATAATAAAGCAAGTTATAAGCAGTTCGTGAATTATTGCTTTTGCAAAGTGTATCTCTTTTTCGACTTCACGATAGATTGTCCTAAAACTTGGCACTCTTACGTTAGATTTACCTGCACAAGGTCTCATTTCCTTAGCTTTGGATTTGCCGTGTAGGTGTTCTGCTATAAAATTGATTGTTCTTTTGTTTACATAATAAGCAAACACAATAAAGTGTAAGATTTGGTCATTTTTCTTAAAAAACATTTCAATGGTTTGACTAATCATAAACCCAGTTTCATCATCGCAAATTGGTTCATTTGGCTCTGCAGGAATGACTGATTGCATTAGTTTTGCAATAATATTTAATTGCGGTTTATCAAGCCTACCGCTGCGCACCCAAGCACCCCATTGATACATATAACGGTCAACAAATTCTTCTTGTTCAATCGTTAGTTCTGATAATTCGCTAAATTTACGCATTTATTCCTCTAGCTCTTTAATTTTTGTCTTGTAATACTTAATAATCGCCTTGCAATCTTCAATGGTGTATTTTTTCGGTTCGTGGTCTTGCCGTTCTAACCAAGCTACCTTATCCGCACCGATTTTATTGACGAGATTTATTCGATATTCGATGATGTTTCCGCTCTTATGGTCATTACAGGGGGCGCATTGCTTATGTACGTTGAGCTCACAAAATCTTAATTCAGGGCACGCCCCAACGCTCCGATAATGTCCAGCGTCATATTTGCCTTGATGATACCGACCGCAACTGATACAGGGTTCATTTTTATCTCGTAAACGGATAAATTTATTAAATACCGATTGCGCCTCTTTCAACCATTCTGAACGACTTTTTAATTTAGCTTTACGTTCCCTTTGCTTTTTCTTTTCTGCTCGTTCTTGTGCTTTTTGCGCATTATCTCGAGCTAATTTAATCGCACATTCAGGTGAGCAAACTTTCTGTGTTGAGCTAAAGGTTTTTACAAACGCTTTGCCGCAGACTTTGCATTGATACTCTTTCGCCATTAGCCAAACACCATATTAAACATTCCCCAAACTGCCACAATAAAAAGTACGATTTTTAACTCTAAAATCTCGTCATTGTTTAAGCGTTTCATTTAAAGCCCCCATCTATCGTTAAATCTCACGCCATTTTGCACGCCCCAACTGGTAATGTACTCTATTAGGCTTGCTAGTCGTTTTACGCTCATTTGAGCGGTGCTTTCTCGTAGATTGATAACTTCCCCCTCAAGCCCGATTACCATTTCAGCCTGACCGCCTGTTGCAATTTTGTGAGCCGATACCATAATCATTTTCCACGTGTCAATGTCTCGCTTTTTACCGTTAAATTCGCACTGTTTGCTAATATCGCTTAGTAGTGCGTGAAGTTTTGAGTTCTGCTCAAGTGAGCGTGTTATTGGTTGGATTTTGACTACCAATGGCTTTTTATCGTCTATTGGCAGCTCTTTGATTAAATCCAAGCAATTATTTTTAATGCGTTGATCGCGTAAAAAGAAAGGCTTGTATTGGCTCATAACATCATTCCCAACGCTTGAATAACATCGCAATACTCATTCTTTGCACTCCAAACCACGCGCCCACGCATGCGCATCTTCATAGGTTTTAAAACGTTTTCGCACGCGAGAAATCTGTACCATTTTGCCATCAATACGTTGCAGCACCCGCACATCTCCACGAAAGCAATCGTGCCGTTTATGTTTAATACCGTGGCGAAAGCCTTTTGTTGAACCGTCGTGATATTCGCTACGGTGAATATAAAAATCTTTCATCATTCGCCCCAGCCAAATAAAAATCGATTTGATTTTTTCTCTTCTTGAATCAATGCACAGACTTCATCGCAAAATTTCTCAAAATCTTTTCTAGGCCAACGCTCCAAATCAAATACCATACCGCTAAATTGAATTTGAGCGCGAATTTGCTCTTTTAATTGAGCTTGCGACATCAACTCTAATTTCATTGGATCGATTTTTTCTTTCGGTGGTTCGGGTGGCGATATCGTGTCCCATTTATCAGAATCAATTAACCATTCATCAGCGTTAATTATTTTATTCGTGGCACAGTCATACAACTCACGGTATGTCTTGTTGTTCGACTTAGTTTTATCAACCACCAAGAAAAGCACCGAAATAGGCGTATCTTCAAAAGCGTTTTGAATCAAATTCAACTCGACTAATTGATTCCCAATAACTTCACGGAGTGTTTTTTCGGTGTTTCGATAGGCAATACCTGGAAACATAATGAAAAACCCAAAACGATACGCATTGGCTAATCCTTTCAGCATAAAAACATCATCAAGCACACCTGATTTTTTCCACGGAAAATCTGCTTGAATAGCAGCTTTTTCTTCTTCGGCAAGTTCTTTAAATTTAAGTGAGAATGGCGGGTTCATTACAACACAATCACTTTTTGGCTCACTTTGATACAAGAAAAAACTCGTATTATGAATCTCAGCATCTGGATAATTATTGGCTAATGCCGCACATGATTCCGCTTGAATTTCTACTGCAATAAACTTACTTGGTTGAATAAATTGCTCAAGCTGTCCGCTGCCTGCTGCACCATCAAAAACACTTGGATTTTTACCTAAGTACTTCTCGACTTTCTCAGCCAAATATCGGCGAAGAGATTCGCCCGTAATATATTCAGCAAACTTATTCGCTTTCTTGCGATTGTTATGTTCTTCAAAACTCATTTGCTATACCCACCAATCTTTTTAATAAAATCAAGGCTTACTGAACGTGTGACAAAATCTTCCATTGTTGGATCAAAGACTACGACCATTTGCCCTTTGCTATTCCCCTTGATTTCCTTTCCTGTTACAGGGTTGATAAATGCAATTCGACCACCTGTAATATCAATCACTTCATTCGCCACGCCTTGAATGTGGTTTTGATACCATTGAGTAGATTTATCATTGTTGAGTAACATCACGACCAAATAACCAGCATCACATAATTCTTTTGCGCGTTGTAGATATGGTGTAACGTTGGAATAAGGTGGATTCACATAGATTCTTAACGGATCCGAACAACGCTCTGCGACTTCGTCCAACAATACATCTAACATTTGCTCAATCGGCATTAGAAAGCCATCTGCAATTGATTGATGCTCGTCATTATCTGAGTTAGGTTCGCCGATATAGTGACATGTCAAGGCGTTGTTGGCTGTTGCGCAACCATCAAGATCGAACCAACCGAAACGTTGAGATAGCCATTCAAAGACATAGTGCGGTGTTTGCCATGTATCTTTATCAAATTGTTGTCCTGTCATTGCAATGCCCCTTTCCCTTTCATCATTGTCATCAAGCTATCTCGAGCTTTATCAGCCTTCGCTTTATCGTAAAAACTTGGTTTTGCTGGAATCATTTTCGGAACATCCTCAAAAGGAAAATTCGACCGCACTTTTTCTACCGCTTCTGTGAGTAATTTCGGAATAGCTTTCAACGTGTCCTCTTCCGATTTTTTCTTGCACTTTTCGTACAGATTTTTAAGCAACCAAAATTCCACTTTTGAACGATATTGAAATTCATCCCGATTGAATTTGGCATAGCCTAAGAAAGTTTGATAACGTTGGTATAATTCCGCTTCGTTCGGTAAACCTAGTGCGTGATAGTCGTAGGCTTTGCACCAATAAACAAACAACCCTACGCTAGGTAAAAATTTATCAAGCGATTTTTCCGCTTCACAAATCCCATTCTCCAACTGAGGTCTCGTAATTTTTTCTCGTACCAACACACGCAACCAAGTTTTTTTAGCAGAGAGATAATCCGCTTCGGTTTCAAAGGCTGCACGCCAACCAGGAAAAATCGATTTAAGCTCTTGAAAGAGCCAGTTAATCGTCTCTTCCGCACGCTGTGCGCGTTCTGGTGGGAGCGTGTTAATTTGGTTTTGTGTTATGGAATTTGCCATTGTGTACCGTCCACTGTGAAATTCATTCCTGCAGACCAGCCTGTCTGCGTATCGTCAAATTTGGGTTTGTTGCGGTGTGATTGCCCTAAGTGCGGTGAATTTGGTCGCAGTTTTTCATCACGCCAATCCCACGATGCGTTAAATCCCTGCCAGTTGCGTTCGATGCAAATCTCCACCGCTTCACAAATCGAAATCCCCGCCTTGTCCGCCTGTTTTTGCAGACGGTTTAGCTGTGTTTGATTAATTACGCCCTTTTTGGCTTTGCGGTGTGCGATAAAATCTTTCGCCAGTTGTCCGGTAATACCGAACTGCTCAAGCAACATTTCGGATTCGCTTTTTTGCGTAGTTTTTTTAGGTTCATTGACTGGTTCTAAAGAGTGACTGGTTCTGGGTGAAATATTTTCACTACCCCCTAGTGCAAAATTTTCACTACCTAGTGAAATATTTTCACTACCTTGTTCAAGGTGTAAAAAGTATAAATTTGAGATGGAACCATCTTTATTTTTACGTTCTTTTTTGCTTACTAATCCCATTTTGATTAAATATTCAATGTGATTGATTGCACTACGTCGGGTCATCTCGCATTTATCGGCAATGTATTGATAACTTGGGAAACAAATTCCATCATCATTGGCATTATCAGCCAGTTTTAAAAGCACAAGTTTTCTAGCAGGATTACCAACCTTACAATTCATTGCTTGAACCATTAATCGCATACTCATAACATCAACTCCGAAGCATAACGTGACGCAATAAATTCAATGCCTTTGCTTGTTACACGTGTCTGTGTGTAATTGTGACCGTGTTCAGCGGTACCTGTTTTAACCGTAAAAAGATCTTTGGTGCGTGCCGATTGATAAGGCAAAAGCACGCCAGATTGACGATACAAATATTTATCTTCCACCAAGCGATTGACTAATGCACGCTCAGGCATTTTTAAAATCTTCGCCGTCTCACGAAATGATTTACTCGTCCCTACTTCCACATAGTGATCAACAAAAGCGACTTTAGGCGCATTACGCTCTTTTTCTGCTTGTAACTGAGCGGCTAACATCAACGCCTCAGAAAAAGATTGCGGAATAAGTGCGGTTGGTTTTTGTTGATTTTCCAACGCTTGCCAGCGATCGACAATTGCCGCAGTAAATTCAGGACAATTCTGAGCAACAACAATTAAACTATCTCGTTTGGTTAGATGGTACTCATAATAAGTCTGACCGTTCTGTGGATGGGTGTAAGCCATTGGCTGATACCCCCAAATCACCTCTTTTGCGATAAGTCTTTCGATTGAACGACACAGATCGCTGTGGTTTTTATTGATTAATTCCGCAATTTCACGACTACTCATCGTCAAAGTGCTTGTGTTTTCTTTCGAAATCGTTAATAATTGATTCATCTGTATATTCCTTAATGAATTAGCCACGAAATCTCCTCGTGGCTTTTTTTATTTCTTGTGTAACACAATCGCACATTCAATCGAATGTTGCGTCGCTGCCAAATGTTTACTCAATGCTTGACGTATTTTGTCTTCTTCTTTCGAAGTGATTTCGCCGTCTTCTAACGCTGTTTCTAATGCAGCAAATAACAAGCCTCGTGCGGAAAGCTCGTGCAGTTGTAAATTAGCAAGCTCAACCTTGTCTAATTCATTCTCTGCTACATCAGGTACAAAACGCCCACCAGCCAAACGGCATAGTTCATCAATAAATTGCGTGCAGCCATATTCTTGCTGAATCGCAATTAATTCTTCATTTTTGAATCGCTGACCCTTTGTTTGATAAAGACGATTGTTCAATTCGCTTTCAGTAAAACCTAAAAATCCTGCAACCGCACTTTTGCCGCCAGGTATCTTCTCAATCATTTCCATAATGACTTTCTTCATTGCCATAATTTTTGCCTTGTTTTTATGGTTTTCTTTTCTGTTGGTGTTGGTAAATTACAGTCATGCGATAATCGCAGAGCCTGACTTAATAGGTTTGCTAAAGTGTCGAATTTCTTCCGCAGAGACAGAACCGCCCAAGGCTTGAGATAGAATCTCGGAATATCTGGTTTCACCTGTATATTCAGTTCTTGGTAGAGAATTTGATGTGCGCCATTTGTAAACAGCTCGAACAGAAAGCCCACATAAATCTGCCACTTTAGCTGCACCCAAAGAGTCAATAATATGTTTTAAATTTCCCATATATAATCTCTTTAAATGAACTTTAAGTACATCTTAAATCAGAACTGAAAGTACTTCAAGTTTTATTTATAATTGAACCGTTAGTTCAAAGGTGAAAAAATGATTACTGAAGAAAAAATTAAACAGGACTTTGCTGCACGGCTAGACATTGCGTGCAAAAGAAAGAACTTGCCAGAAAAAGGCAGGGGAAAAGTTATTGCAGATATACTGAAAATTACGCCAAAAGCCGTGAGTAAATGGTTCAATGCGGAGACATTGCCAACTCAAGCAAATATTTATGTATTAGCTGATTTTTTGGGTGTAACAAAAGAATGGCTGACTTATGGCGATAAGAATGCCTCTATTGAGAAAATCGAAAAGCAAATATCCTACCCTTTGCTAAGCCCAATCCAAGCAGGACTATGGACAGATATTAAATCGCTTGAAGGGTTTGACGGTTACGAGATGATCCCAAGCACAGTCATAGCCTCTGAAAACTCCTTTTATTTACGAATTGAAGGGAAATCTATGCTCCCCCGATTCAACGAGGGCGATCTGGTTTTAATCGATCCTGATATTGTGCCAACGCCAGGAAAATTTGTGGCGGCAATCAATGGCGACAACGAGGCGACATTTAAACAATACAAAGAACTTGGTATAAGAACACCAGAAGGCATACCGCACTTTGAGCTTGTTCCGCTTAATCCAATGTTCCCAACATTAAGCTCACTCGACCAAGAAATCCGCATTATTGGTGTGGCAAGGGAACGTGTAGAAACGTTATAACACAGAGCTGCAAGATAGGTTTGGATTGTGAAGGCAGAGGAAGTGTTATTGGATAAGAGAATGGATAAAATCATAGTTATTAGAGAAAGAATGGAAATGGGGGTAACCCGACCCTTTATCTGTCAAACAGATAAAGGGAATTGGTTTATCGTAAAAACATTGTCTATGATGCCAATCGGTCAGTTATTAGCGGAAGTCATAGGCTCAAAACTGGCTCATGAAATAGGGCTCCCCTGTCCAAGTATTGATTTTGTTGAAGTAAGTCACGAATCAACCCAATACGTTTCCTCAGAGTGGCGGCAAGACTTGCCTAACGGAATAGCGTTCGCATCATCATTTGTGGTAAATGCCAAAATTGCCAAAACCGTTCAAGTCAAAAATCCTGCATTTTTATCGGAGCCGGAACAAAAATTGCTCTACATGTTTGATCGTTGGATTTTAAATTCAGACAGAACCTCATCACAAGTCGGCACAGGAAATATTAATCTGCTGTTTGACGAACAACAGCAAAAAATTTTAGTGATAGATCATAATCTTGCCTTTGACGAAAGAGCTGATTTTTCTGAACATATCTTTTCACAAAAGAACAGAGAGTGGCGACTTGACTGGGTAGATAAACAAACTTTTATGGACAAAGCCGTTGACATACTCAAAAATTTTGACGATATTTATCAATCCATTCCTGATGATTGGTTTGTGGAAGATGAGGTATTTCATAAAATTGATCAACAAATTAACCGAATAAAAGCACTTTTAAACCGAATAACACAAGAAAATTACTGGGACAACATAGAATGAAACAACCTATTTTATACAGCTTCGTGCGGTATCGTCCGTATTTTGAAACAGGCGAATTCGTCAATGTTGGCTTATTGATGTGCGAGCCTGAAAAGAAAAAACTCACTTATCAACTTGTACCTAAAAATAACAAGCGTGTGAATGATTTTTTCTATAAAAGCAAAATGTTTGAAACTGTCCGCGAGACTATTAATGATGAATTACAATATATCGTTAGTCAGCCATTTAACGGAAGTGCGCAGGATATGGCAACCTTCTTTCACCATTACATTGATGTGAAAGAAGGTATTGTTCAATATAGCAATGCAGCGGTAGGAATGGTGGATGATCCGCAAGGTTATTTTAACAAGCTATATACGCAATTCATCCAAAATGCTGGAGTAAAACCAGAAAACCAAGAACAAGCGATTTTGAAACATTACAAAACCTTGTTTAGACAAGAAAACGACAGTGTTCTTGCACAATACAAACAATATATGGTGAATGGTGATTTTGCTAAATTTGCCCTTCCTTTGGCATTGAAAAACCAACAAGATAAACATATTTTAAAAGCGGTAAAACCTCTTGCATTCGATCAGGTTGAAAGCCCGAGCATGATTGAACATTGTGACAGCTGGGTAGCGAAAATTAATCGCGCAGAGCAAGAAGGATTTATTAAAAGAGAGAATATTTTATTTGCTCTTGATACACCAAACACAGCGCATAAAGCTAATATTCTCGACACAATTAAGCGAACATTTGATCACTTCAAATTACAACACATTAGCTGGGATGAAGATAAACAAATTATTAATTTCGCTAAAGCCATTTAACCGTTAAACCACGCACTGACGCTACTTGATTCGATGTTACCGACATCAATGTCGGAGACATATCAATCACAATAAACCGCCTAACTGGCGGTTTATTTATTACTTATTAAACGCTGCAATCAACTCCTCCAGCACAATCCTCTCCTGCTCATTAGCGCGCACAATCCTCAACTCTTCATCTACGCGCGACACTATCTCATTAATCCCTAAGCTATTAATCCCTTCGCAATTCAGAGAGATTAGCCATTTTTTAAACTCTTTTTTCATAATTGCCCTCCTTATCGGCAGTGGCATAATAAACCAACCTCAATTTAAACCAACTATCGCTACCAAAATTTGCGATCAGCATCGCAAAAATCTTAAAAACACACCACAAAACACAAACTTTGCTTTTCAATCGATTAAAAAATAAGCAATCAAACACTATTTCAAAAAATTTATTTCTTTAGAAATCAACCTAATATAAACAAAAAGTACATTTTATTAAAAGCATGTACTTTTTGTTCTTGACTATAATGAACCATAAGTACATAATAACCACATCAAAACGAGATACACATAACCAATATCTCAACGCTCTTTAAAAATTGTGATGAAAAAAAAGCCCCGATAAACAGGGCTAGGTTACTAAGATTCATAAATTGGTGTATTGCGATTAGTGTCCATAACAAGATGAATGCAATTTATGCAGTTCTGTTTGGTTGTATAACCTTCACTAACGGCAATGATTTCGTGATTAGCGGCTTTTAGTCGCCAATACCACTGATTATTTACACCTTTAAATATTTGAAAATACATATAGGTAATTCCTTATGCAAGATGAAATGAAACGCTATGCGATTTCTTATTACTTCGACGGCAAAAGGTGGGCGACAGATGTTTACGCCCATTCATTCGAAGAAGCGGAAGAAAAGCTAAAAGCAATGTCCCAAGGTACTGTTGACGGCGAGATTCACCTTTCAGTTTACATTCCTGAAAATCCGCTATCGAAAGTATCAAGGTTGATTACAAGAATAGCTAAAAAGTTTATGTAAGTCAGTGACTTTCATCACAAATTTTAAACAATTTGGTTAAAGAAACTCACTCGGCGGAAGCGCAGACGGAAGCCCAACGGTGCTAAGCGGTCGTTAGATTGAAAGCCCTAACCTACTTAGTGAAGAGTGAGTTTTAAAGTCTGCCCATGCAAAGCCAGTGAAAAACGGTGCAGTTGCCGAAAGTGGAGCTCAAGCAGGCGAATATCCCAATGTGGATATTTCAAAACACATTTGCTAGTACAGAGACACAACGGCACGTGAAACCGTTGCGAATGATAGATGAAGTGTGTTTTGAAATGGTAACAATAAAACAAACGAGGTTAAAAATGGAAGAAAAACAAGAAAACAGCCTATCTGATAACGATAAAGAACTAATCAAACAGGCTGTATTAGAAAGTGCAGCAAAAAATACTAATTTTCCCCCAGATAAACTAGCCAAATCAATTTGTGATGCTATTTATCTGATTGATTCTTATAAGCATTGAGAATATGAGGAAGTGATACGCTATCATCTAATGCTTCAAAGCGTTTTGATAACATCTCAACAAAATCAGCAATGCTCTCAGCTGAATTTCGATTTAAGTAGGTAAATGGCAATGCTGTTGATGAGCTAGATGTTTTAGCAATATCTCTCGCCAAAAGCAATGCTAATGTATCGGCTTTTGCTTTATTCATAATTTCTCCTTATTTGTGTTGTGGTTGGGGAAATTATATTCCTTATGTGTTGTGGTGACAATAAGGGCTTGAGCCTTACAAGCATAAAGAAAGGCACCTTATGCTAGACAAAATCAGCATAGACTGATTGCACTACTCCACTGACCGCTCGAAAGGGCGGTTTTTTTTACCCAAAATTCAAGGAAACCCAAAATGAAACGCTCAAAATCCGCATTCTTCCAAGAAAAACAAAGCTTCACGCACTTTATGAATGGCAGTGAAAAATGGCTAAACAGAATCTGCTATTTTCTCGCCGCCTTGATTATTGCCCTGATTGTAGGCGGGATTAGCCTACACGCCAACGCCAACGCCAACCCCACCGATTGGCACGACAACGAATTAAGCGAACAAATCCAACAAGAAGCCCGGGCAAAAGCGAAAGCCCAATGGCGTGAAGAAAACGGCATCTATCAAGCCAATCTTACCCCGCAAGTCAATGCCGATATGTATCGTTATGTCGAGCAAAAACAAACCGAAATTAACCGCACTTTAGGAGCAAAACAATGAAACCCTACGCTGATTACTACGCTCAACTCGATGCTGCACACCAACGTAAAGTGGATTGGCAAGCAGGCTATGAAATCGCCTTAGATGAAGTCGCCACGGAAATTGACAATGATTTAAAACAAGGCGACCAAACGCATTATCACGAACTCACGGAAATGTTGTGCGATAACGATAATTTCTGGCTTGCTATTGGTAGCGGTGCAAGTTATGAGCCTTATAGACAAGAAGCGATTAAGAAAATCGCCGAGCGTGAATTAAACGACAGAATGAATGATTATGACCCGGACTAAAAAGGAAATTAATATGTTCGATTTAATTCTCTCCACCGAAAGCCGTGTGCTTTCAACCAATATCACCGACTTTGAAAAACAATCCGATCAATTTTTAGCAACGCTCACACAAAAATTTGAAAGCGATGAAGATTTTGCAGCGGCAAAAGAAGAAGTAAAAACGCTCAAAGAAATTGAAGACAAAATCAGAAATTCAATTAAGTTAGCGCAAAGCGGTGAAATTGCGAAATTGATTGAATCAGCAGAAAAAATCGCCGAGAAATTCCGCGAAGAACGCTTAAAACGCGACAAGCTAGTTAAAGCAAAAGAATCTGAAATTAAAGAAAATATCGTAAACACTGCTTTTGAAAACATCAGTAAAGTGCGGTATGGCTACGAAAGCGATATATCAATTGCACTTGAGCACACAATGCCGAAACAGGACTTGCTCAAACGTTTACACAACGCCACCGCTCGCCGTAGCACGTTGGCAACACTAACTAAAGCGGTACAAACGGAGGAAAATTTAATCCTTGCTGAACTCGCTCAAGAATCTGCCCGATTAATCGCAAGACGAAAATTATTACCAGTATCGCACGAACATCTTTTCAAAGATTGGTTAGAGCTAATCACAAGCAACTGCGATTTAAAACCAATCGTAGAAGAACGTATTCAAATGGAAGAACAGCGCGAACAAGCCCGAATCGCACAAGCTCAAGCAGAAGCTGAAAAAGCAAAAACGGAAAAAGCCAAGACTGAACGTGCGCTAGAGAAAACGCAAGAAAATTTGACTGCACTTTCTGATGAGCCTCTGCAAGATTTCATCATTTCCATTCGATTAAATCAAATTATCAAATCACAAGCTATTGCAATAGCCCTTGGGCTAAAAGAGCGATTCGGTGATGCAGTTAAGCTCAATAAAGCAAAAGAGGAGAAATAAAATGGCAACCGCACTTCAAACGCTAACAAATAAACTAGCAGATCGTTTTGATATGGGGGACGGTACTGGCTTAACCGATGTACTAACAAATACCGCTTTCCGTGGTCAGAAAGTTTCTCAAGACCAAATGACCGCACTTTTGGTTGTAGCGAATCAATATGGTTTAAATCCCTGGACGAATGAAGTTTACGCTTTCCCCAATAATGGCGGTATTGTACCAATTGTGGGTGTGGACGGCTGGGCGAGAATTATGAATGAGCATCCTCAATACGATGGGATGGATTTTTCTTTTAGCGAAAAAGGCGATAGCTGCACTTGCACAATCTACCGCAAAGACCGCTCTCGTCCAATTATCGTGACTGAATATATGGCGGAATGTCAGCGAAACACACAGCCGTGGAAATCTCACCCTAAACGAATGTTACGCCACAAGGCTATGATCCAGTGCGCGCGTTTGGCTTTCGGCTTTACTGGCATTTACGATCAAGATGAAGCGGAACGAATTGTAGAAACAAAAGATCCAATTAACGTTACACCGCAACCGACTGTAATTGAAACTCAAGCAGTAGAACTCATCACGCCAGAACAAATCGAGCAAATCACACAGTTAGTTGAGGTTACTCAATCAAATATGACTCAACTATTGGCGGCAGCTGGTCGTGCTCCAAGTCTTGAAAAGGTAACAAAAGCAAATGCCAAACATGTGATTGAAAAGCTCCTAACTAAACTTGATAAACAGCAAGCTCAAGATGAACAACTTGGTGAGGATGTACCGATATGTTAGATAAACTCATCACACTCGATTGTGAACAAGGGACAGAGGAATGGCTTGCCGCACGATGCGGCATTCCCACCGCTACTGGCATTTCAAATATAGTCACGCCAACGGGTAAAAAATCGGGGAGTTATCTCCCCTATCTTGCCGAACTCATTGCTGAAAGCATTGAAGGCTTAAAAGAAAACTATAAATCAGAAGATATGGCGCGCGGTAACGAATTAGAACCATTTGCTCGCGCTGCCTACGAATTTGAAACAGGCAACGCGGTTATTCAGGTTGGCGGTGTGTATCTTAATGCGGACAAAGATTTAATGATTAGCCCTGATGGATTAATCCCTAATCTACGCAAAGGGCTTGAAATCAAATGTCCTCAGATAAAAACGCACATCAAATACCTACTACAAGGCGGTGTACCACAGGAATATCTCATTCAAGTGCAATCTGCTCTTTGGGTAACTGGCTATGAGACATGGGATTTTGTAAGTTATTGCCCTGAATATTATAAACAACCGTTTTATTTATTCACGGCACAACGTGATCCAAATTTAATGAAATCGTTCGACAGGCTCATTCCCGAATTTATCAAAACACTTAAAGCTTATAAATCAACGGAGTAAATATGGACGAAAAACTAGAAGAATTAAAAGAAGCTTATCTTTTTTATAAAAAAGCATTAAAAGACAAAGATGCAATGGCTTGTGGTTGTTTAAAAGATGCCGAAGAATGGCTACTTCGTGAACTTGATAAGATTTTTAAAGATTAGGGGTAAATATGACAGGAATTAATAAAGTAATTATAGTGGGACATCTAGGTAATGACCCTGAAATGAGAACAATGCCAAATGGCGAACAAGTAGCGAATATTAGCGTAGCAACCAGCGAAAGTTGGACAGATAAAAACAGCGGAGAGAAAAAAACTCAAACAGAATGGCATCGCATTGTGTTCTATCGCCGTCAAGCTGAAATCTGCGGTCAATATTTACAGAAAGGCTCTCAAGTGTATATAGAAGGTCGTTTAAAAACGCGTAAATGGCAAGATCAAAATGGTCAAGATCGTTATACAACAGAAATACAAGGCGATGTTTTGCAAATGCTAGGAGGTCGCCAAGATGAGCAAAAGTCGCAAAGCAAATCACAACCAAAACCAAAAAAAACCGATCCATTAAGCGCAGCAGCAGAACAAGATGGGTTTGATAATGATATTCCGTTTTGAATTACACCACAAGCCACTAACCAATAGTGGCTTTTTTTATTGCTCTCAACCCAGCTCTCTTAAGCGAGCTTTTTATTACCCCAAAAAATAGGAGAAATAGAATGATTAGAAACAGTAGATGGACACCTGAGGTTCCACGCCCAACACTTAATGATGAACATTTATTTGTAGCCTTTTTAAAGGAGTGGGTAGAAAAAGAATACAAAGATGAAGTTAATTCAGACAAAAAGTACTTTGGAGATGAAGAATTTGATATTGAAGATTTTGGCATTTATCAAAGCATTTTAAAAGAGTGGAGCGGCGATAATGAAGACACCGCTGAAAATCTTATTAAATGGCAAGGCTGGGATTATCGCCAAGCCAAAGAATTTGAAGAAAAAAATCTTGAGTATGATTTTGATAAAGAAAATAACCGCCTATCTAAACAATGGGTAACTGACAATGTTTATACATTGCCTTTTTCTGTCGGTAGTCGCGTAAAATGGGGTTTAAAAGAAGGTATTATTATGGAGGATAAAAATAATAATTACCTACCTTTTGGAAAAGTGTGCGTATTAACAGATAAACAGGCAGCAGAAAATAAAAAATGGCAAGATCAAGGAATATCAAGTAGACATGGTGGTTATATTGTTAATTGGGAATCATTGGAATTGATAGAGGAAAAACAATGAACCTATTAAAACTCCTCGCTAGAAAAATCCTCAAAGAGGAACTCGAAAATAATAAATATCAATTTGAAAAATTAGGCAATGAAAATCTTGCCAAATCAAGACGCATTAAAGAACTTGAAAGCGATAACCAACGCCTAAGAATTAAAGTAGAGCAAATCCGACAGGACAATTTAAAACTCCGAGAAAATCGACCGCACTTTAAACATCATAAGAAAAAAGGAGGGAGAAAATGAATGAAATTAACATCAAAATCCCACTGCATAAACTCCAAGATTTAATGATTAGTCACGTCCGATACAGCCTACCACGCCATACTTATATCGTTAGCGAAACTATTCACGATGTTAAAACCTACTGGAGCGTGTTAAGCAGTAATACTCGAGAGGTAATTACTCGCGATATTAATGAGCATCTGAAACGCTGGGCAAGCGACCGAAATAACGCATTCCACAAACTTGACTACGATTCGTGGGAGGAACTATTTGACTGGATAAATGAAAGCCACAGCAGCACATCAACAACAGTTACAACAGCAAAACCACTTGTACCTGTGTTGCCTGTGATTGATTTAAAACAGAGGGAAAGATGATTGTATGGGCTTTATTTGATAGTGGCAATGGTTGCTACACGCAAGGTGCAGAGCTATTTAATCAGTTAGTCAATCAGTCAGTCAATATATACCCTATCGGTATGGATATTGAGTGTAAAAACAATCACTTTATCAATCTTAATCTGGCTGATTATGGTCGTATGTTTGGCGATAACAAGCTATTTGATGAGCTTGATAAACTACCAAAACCTGATTTGATTATAGCTAGTCCACCTTGTGAGAGTTGGTCAGTAGCTAGTGCGATGTGGGGAGGTAATGCAAGTTGGAAACAGGAAACTGGTGCAGTAAATCGTGAATTGTCTAAATTTACCGTGCGTGGACGAGCAGATTATGATTTACCGCACGTCCAATTTAAATATGACCGCTCTTTCCTAAACCGCATTAATGGTGAGCTTTGTATCTATAACACAATAGAAATTATCAAACGTTACAATCCAAAAGTTTATGTAATAGAAAATCCAGCAAGCAGTAAGATTTGGCATTATGTGAATGACATTCTCAATTTTCAGATTCCTTTTGATAATTTGGCACACTATAACTTGTATAACTACCCTTTGCGTAAACCAACAAGATTTAAGAGCAATATTAATCTTGGATTACGAAACAATCATAAATCAAAGCCTCAGCAACAATGGGAGGATTTTTCAAAATCATACAATGAAAGATCGAACATTCCACTTGATTTAATAGTGGATATTTACAAAGCAGTAAATCAATATTTAACAAATCCAATAGGCGTTCCAAGTGAGCGCCTTTTGTTTTAGGAGAAATAAAATGAAAGAATTTAATTTAGATGCAGCTTTAAATGGCGAACCAGTCAATGCGAACGGACAAAAGTGTTATGTAGTAAGAGAAGTGACGGAACTCTTGGACGATCAAAGCCTCCGTAGATTTGTTGTTATCTTTCCTAACAGCTCTACTAATGCGGAAGTATGGGATGAACATGATTTAATTGATGATATTAGAATGTGGGAAGAGCCAAAGATTAGTATTGAAAATTTGCCTAAGCCGTTTAAGCCTAAACATTGCGAAGAATATGTCTATATCGCTGGGAATAAAGTTTTCCATCGAATTAGTATAAATGATGATTTTGATATATCCCTCGCTGAAAGCGGTCAATGCTATCGTACAGAAGAAAATGCTCAAAAATGGATTGATTTTATGAAGAGTATGATGGAGTAAGTATGATAAATGAAGAGACTATGGCTTGGCGCAAGTACCGTCAAGACAAAGCAAATAAACGGCTCAAAAATTTAGAATGCAGCACCAACCTACTCAAAGAAAAAGGAATTCAATTTGAATCGCATAATTTTGGCAAGCAGTTAGTCATTTTATGTGCTGATCCTAAGATAGATTTTTATCCATCAACAGGATTATGGATTGAGCGCACAACTCTCTATAAGAATAGAGGTATTCGCAGTCTTTTGGCGCATATAAATAACAAAAAGGAGTAAACATGAAAGGATTCACAGAATGGCTATTATATGTATTGGCTGGAGTTCCTATCATTGTTATAGCTGGAGCTGGAATAGGATTATTTCTTAGCGTTGCATGGAAAATTATTCGATTGGTGGTGTGATATGAGCGAATGGATTAAATTTTCGGAGAGATTGCCTAAACCAAATACAAGAGTCTTGATTTGCAACCGAGACAAAGAAGTTGGGTGCGCTTTATATCAAGAATTGCTTGGTTTTGGCTACATCCCTCTTTATGGCGAAGTTACACACTGGCAGCCACTACCACAACCACCGGAGGAATAAATTATGGCTAAATATTTATATCGTTACGCATTGGAAAGTAACAATCCTACAAACAATGATGATGGAAATACATGGGAAGATGAAAGTCTGTGTTTTGATTATGTCGCTTTACTTATCGCGAAAGAAAACGCTTATGCCTGGGATATGTTTGAAGAACCGGAACGCGAAGTTATGTATGTATGGAGAGATGGTGATTTTGAGAACAGACTGCGTTTTTTAGCTAAATTTGAAGTTATTCAACGACTTGATGTGATAGAGCTAGAGGAAGACGACGACCCGGACGATTTTTAAAATCTATTTACAGCCCATTCAAATCTCCCCTAGCCTAGCCCCTCTTTACAAAAGAGGGGGATAAGTTAGATGAAGTGGGCTAACTAAAATAAACCGTTATAACCGCCCATAAGGGCGGTTTTTATTGGAGGAAATATGGAACCAATTAAACTTTCGCAGAAAGCCGAAGAAGAAATTGTAAATGCGGCAAGAATGGCAGCATTATCCAATTTAACTGAGAAAAGCCAAAATTTAATTACGCTCGAGGATATTGCAATATATTTCGGGCGACACTACCAAACCGTTGCAAAAATTATTTCAAAACTACCCAACTTCCCAAAACCTGTTACGGTCGATCAGAAAAATTCTCGTCCACGCTATATTGCAGGCGAAGTTGTTCGTTGGGGGCGTATTAATGCTAAACGTATTAGCTAATCAAGTAATGCCGCCACCTCCGCCATATCAGGGGCATAATAAACATTTTGTAAAATCGAAATATCTTTGTGCCCAGATATTTTGGCTAATGTCATCACATCTACTTTTTTAGATAGTCTAGTCAATGCCTCACGCCGTGTGTCGTGAAAATGTAGATATTCTCGCTCGGCAAGTTTTTTGAGTTTTCGGAATGTTGCATCAAGCACACTAGACTTAACATCAAAACACAATCCCTCATCCCCTATCTCGACTTTTAACCGTTCTAAAATAGCGATTGCATTTTTAGTCAATGGCACGGTTCTTGATGTACCGTTTTTGGTCATCGGCAAAAATGCAGTACGTTTCTCAAAATTTACATTATCCCAACTAAGACTACAAATCTCCCCTGCTCTCATTGCGGTTTCAACGGCAAACAACATTGCCGCAGCCGTTCTTGCCTTTGCAGTTTTTAGCGTATCAACATATCCACTGATAGCAACAATGGCATTAATATCTTCTTCCGTTACTCGCTGAGTACGTGGCTTTCCTTTTTCGGGTAATTGAATGCCCACCATTGGACTTTTTTGTATATACCCCCATCGCTCAAGAGCAATTTTGAATATGTGACCTATCGTAGATAATTCACGACGCACACTTTCGCTTTTTACCGATTCCAATCGCTCCGCAATCCAATCCTCAATATCCCTCCGACTCACATCAGATATATATTTATCCGTAACTGGATGGCGTAAAAAGCGATTTAACCGATTAAATTCATGCTTTTCGCCACGTTTTGTTGGCGTAATTTCGCTAAGATAGCGTTTGATGACATCAGAAAATAATGTGTCGGGTTGCAATCCTTGCGACTGCAATTCCATTTTCTTTTCTTCCTCTGCGCCCCATAATGTGGCCTCTGCTTTTGTTGCACAGGTTTTGGATTTGCGCACACCGTTTTTATAGATTTCTACCCGCCATTTATTACCACGCTTGCGAATTGTTGCCAT